TATAATGTAATTAGGCTAGTATTTATCTAATTTGTGCCTATTTTGAGCCATATAGGTTATAATACCTAGAACTATCTAATAATGATTATCTAGGAGGTCTATTATGCAATATACTGAAGCTATTGTCTCTGGTAATGCAGTTTTAGAAGAACCAAAAGTTGATCTAAGTATGAAATCAGTCTTTGGTAAACTAAAATCTGGCAAAACAGAGTCTATCGTAAAACCTATGCCAGTAGAGGACGAAAATACTTTAATTAAACCACGTAGACGTGGCCGTCCACCTAAAAAAAATAGAGATATAGATTCTCCTGATGGAGAAGCTTCTGAATTGGTAACAAATGTGCCATATGCAGAATCCTATGAAGAAACTAATGGTATGCTTAAAGGTATGATCTTACAAATCGAAGGATTGCAAGGTGAGCTTAAGCAAGAATTTAATGATATTCGTCTTTCTACTAGAATGAGAGGCAAGTACCAATATCTTACTGATATCTCTGCAACAATTTCTTCTTTATCTAGTACTAAATTAGCTGCCATTAAAGAACTTAACTCTGTTATTTCTAAATGTCATGATATGGAACTTAAACGTACTAAGGAACTTAAGATTGATGCCACAGGTAATGATGATGCAGCTGTTATGAGCTTGTATGAAAATATCATCAATACTCCTCGTCAACAACTTGAAGCTGGATTTATGCCACCAAGATTAGAAACAGGAGATATTCCATTGATGGTTCAACCTCAAGGCGGTATGGATATATTCCAACCAGCTGTAACTAGTGAACAATTCACACCTGAACAAAATCGCATGATTGCCGAATCCAATCCTGATATTAAGACTGTAGTTGTCTATGATACTAAGACTGAATATCGTGAATTCGTGGCAATGAATGTTAAGACTGGTCAAGTAGTACAAAATATTAGCTTACCTGATCCATTCTTATTAGAAGATATGAATCTAAACTTCCAAACTGGGGTTGCTCGTAATTCTAATCTTAATATGAACTTCCCATTAGCTGTAAGAGAAAATGGAATCATTTCTCTAGTAGAATCTAAATATTAAAAAAATAAAGAAGCATTCCCAGAAGAGTTTCAAACTCTTCTGGGATATTTTTCTTAATATAGCTCATTAATAAAATCTAATACTTCTTGATGATTACCAGCTTCAACTACTTTAATACGTTCTCCAGGATTATCTTTATCATTTAAAGATTTAACTTGAATAATGATATTAGTATAGTTTGCAGTAATTACAATTGTCTTATCAGGAAGTTCAATTCTAATTACCGTACGTTCAGCTAAACCATCTTTGACGTATATTCTAGCACATGAATCATAATATGTGAAGATAATCTTATAAACAAATTTCATAAAATTATCATTCTTATCCATATATAGATCCATAGCATAGATTACATCTATTTCTGATTTGATATTATGGAATACGATATTTGAATCCATATAGAATGCTAAAGGATTATTATTTTCATCTACTGCAAAATTAACAATACCTTTAAGCGAATTCATATAGGTTAATATATTGCAATCCTTGTAATGACCAGTAGTTTGCAATGTATATCCATATGAATTCAATAAATTATTTACATCAATTTTAGTAAGCATAAAATTACCCCACAATCAATAGTATTTCGTATTAATATGTGGACTTATTGGTTAAATCCTATGGACTCTAAATAAGAAATCATTTCATCTTTAGTTAGATCTTTAACCCAAGTAGATAGATGATTGAAATCAAATAGACCATCATCGGTATGATATACATTACATACAGTCCCATCTGGTTTATAGAAAAGTAGACTACCAAACATGGATTTTATAACACTGTCGTATATTACAGTAGCCTTAAGATTACATTTTTCTACTATTTCTAGTAGCTCAGAGTCATAGAACCCAGATTGAATAACAAATGCTTTTTGTATACCAATTCCAAATAACATCTTATTTTTCTTAGTCTTAATATATGATGGAATTCCTAAGTTCTTCCATTCTATTAAGACATGATGATTTTGGGCTGTAACTTTAATATTTCTATCTAGAATAATGAATGGTAATCCATTCTCAGGATCATGTATATCTATTTCATATCTAGATTTAAATATATTTATTATATCTTCTAGTACCATAATAACCTCCAAAAGATAA